CAGAGATTCCTGCGCCAACTGAGAAGGCGTTAAGGTCTCCGGTTTTGTATTTTCGGTAGAGTTTTTCTTCGTCCGCTGCGAAGTAGGCAACCCCCCGCAGGACTCCATCAGATTTCGTGAAGTCGCGAATGGATCCAATAACGTGCCTGACGCTGGAGCGGTTGTGTGTGTCGAGGAGGGGGATTTGCCCGCTCTCCGGGATCTCCATCCGGTCAATGTCAAGGACTTCATCAACGACCTCCATTCTCTCGGCATCGTAAACTGGAACTGGTGTATCAGTGGCGAGAACCAACGGAATGGACCGTTGCTCGTCGTCCGATTCGTCCCGGAATACTTCTGCTGAGCGGTATAGTTCGACCGGCTGTTTTTTGCGGTCGCGGTATTTACGAGTCGGCATCGATGTCGTCCTCCAAATCAATCTGTTCTGTCATGCCTAGTGTGATGCCGCGTTGTTCAAGCGATTCCTGAACCTTCTGAATCTTGTCTAAATGCTCTTCCCAGTTAATTCCTTGAGCGGCAAGGTAATCGACAAGGTTGATTGTCCCGTTGCGTAAGCCCTTGTCTGCGGCCTGTGCTTCATTGCGAGGGTCTACCCACTCCCAGCCGGGGTTTTGCCATTCATGTTCTGACCAATAATCACGGTCTGCGAGATAACCTGAAGGTGTTGGGAAGTCCTCAAAGCCTACGCGGACCCCCGCTTCTACTAGCCACTGGTAGACCGGCTCGTTAAAATGGAAGTCCAACCACTGCTGGAGAATTCGGAACTCCTTACGGTCCTCCAAGTCGCTTGCGCGGTTCGACGAGAAGTTTGTTTGTGAGTAGTCGCGTGATAGCCGCTCGAAACTGAGACCAGCACCAACAGCCATCGAACGCAGCATTGTGTTTAGAAATACCGCTGACTCAGAGTGACCGCGTGCATTGTTGAACGGTTCTATTTCTTCAGAGGACAACAACTGCGAAACGCCGCCTGGCTCGAAGAAATTAAACCTGTTTCCTTGGTCCGAGACTGTGTCACCGTTGAGTGAATCACCTAGACTCGTATTGCCACCCGCACCACCGTCCATCGTCTTAATAACCACAGAGATTGCCGAGGCGATAGCAGACGCTACAACTTCATTCTCAACATACCTGTCGAGATTTTTAAGCCACCACACATTCGGCGCAAACTGCGACAATCCACGCCCTTGTCCGGCTCGTTCGGTGATATACAGGTGTAAAATATCTTTAGCAGGGATTCGCTTTGGGATACTGCGAAACAAGCTCAGCCCGTTTGGGTGTTCTTCTGTAATGTGATATGCAACGGGTCTGCCATTCGCGGCGTACTCAATTCAAAGCCGTAATTCATTGCCGTCTTCTGTCTGTAGTCGGTCCCGGAAGAAATACTCATCAGCAAGCCGATCCGTATCAATAAGCTCTAACTTGAATGGAACTGGTGATAGCGAGTCCTCCACTTCCACGCGATGTACTAGAATCTCGCCTGCTGTCTCGACTTCTGCCAGCACAAGACGCTGCATTTCATAGAAGCTCAAGCGACCAGTTACGTCAGCGTGTCGCTTCCATTTCTTGAACAACTTCTCACTGGCAGTATTAAATGTATCGTTCTCAGTCCGTGCCTGTGGTCCATATCCTTTGCCGACGACATTACGGACCTTTGCCCGCACAATCCCCTTTGCGTAGGAATTGTTCTGCACAAGGTCTCTTGCCCTTGCGCGGGTCATCTTCCCGCCATCAGAGAACCAAGCATCGGGGGAGCGGTTCGCAGGTCGCCAATAATCATGGAGACGCGAACTTTTGCCCGCTTCGATACCGCCAGCCATCGCACGATAGGCCGCTTTGATTGCTGTAGGAACTCTCGTCAACCAGTTCATCATTGTCGGTCTGTCCTCACCTTCGCGAGAGACATGAGACCATTAGACGACCGATTCGAGAGACCTTGCAGAATCAGTGCAGCTTTGACTTGGTCCAGAGGGTTGCCACGCTTCACACGCCGCGAACCACCTGGCCGAATCTCGTACTCTTCAACAAACCCACCTTCAGTGGAGTTATTGAGAGAGGTCAGCGCATTGGCTGCGGCTGTACTGAGGTCTGTCATAAATAAAACCTTGAGGGGATAAGGTTAAGGCTTTATTATCTCAGTATTTCAGCGACTAGTAAACAAGCGTATGCTATGCCCGTGGTAATAATACCGCATTTTACTCAGGCTTTACTACGGCTATGGTATCGCCTAGCTATTTTGCCTGTCAGCCCATGTGTAACCACAATTGTCGCACTTTAGATAACGTGTGATCATTGAGCTTCCACGCTCTGTCGAGTACACGCCCGTATCAGGCGACTTACAGCAACCGCACGCCGGTGGCTTGTACCGCCTTTTCTTGGTTGTTGTCTTTGGGCTTGCTTTGGCTTTTGTTTTTGGTTTGCTCATCGTATGCCTTCTAACCATCCTCCCTGTCTGTCGTGGTATTTTGATTGAGGTTTCTTCTTATCAACAGGCTTGGCGTTGCCCTTCATGTTGTTTCGATTCACCTCACGCTGCCTTAGAGCGATATCGTAGCGGTCCTTGCTGCCTCGCTCCCACATTTCCCGCACAACGTCAGCAATCACCAAGGCATCACGATAGTCGTCTGGGTAGCTCTCGTGGACCTTCTCCCATGCGACCGAACCGCCTGGCTTCTCGATCGGTGCGTTGTTCGACAATTGTTCCATAAAGTCTTCATCTTTGGTTGCGTCTGTCGGCAGGTTCAACGATCCATCCTGCCCCGCTTCCAGAGAATCCAGTCTGCGTTGTAATCTCTCCTGAAAATACGGCTTTGAGAATTTCCACAGGTGCATTTTCCTTGCGTTGAACAAAGCCTTCCGCGTGCTGTCCTTGGATCCCTCCAACGACGATGCAATGAGTGGGCGGTTCTTTGATCCATCTGAGTCAACTCCCTTGGTTGGCCTGACTGCCCCCTTGAACTCTTGATTAGAACAGAACTGATAAACCTCGTCGGTGCGGAATCCTGAGTCTATCCCGGCCATTGAAATAACTACGTTGTCACCGCGTACCCCTGTATAAACTTGCGAAAATACACCCTTCAAAAGTTCTTGAAATGAGAACACGGTCCCGTAATCCAACACATAACAACGGTCGTCCTTGCCCCAGCCCGCTACCACATAGACTAAATGCAAATCTTGAACGTCTACGCCGACCGTTATCACTCCCACAGAGTCATGAACAGCACCCTTATTCAGTCCTGAATCCAGTCTCTTTGCCAGTTCTGACGGTTCTCGTCGCCTGTTGTGGAGTTCCCAAGTCAGGCCTTGCCACTGATTTCTAAAGTTCCTGAGCAAGTGCGGATTCTTGCGGCTGTCCATGAACTCACGAGCGATATCACCCCAGCCTAGAGACAGTGCATAGAAGCTGCTCAACTGGTATGAGGCAGAGACGCCGCCCCGCATCGGCTCACCTTCAATCCAGCACGCATCTCGCCATCCGTTCCAGTCGTGGTTAGTGTAGTCCTCCAAAATAGACTGGGTGTGCTTTAAGGCTTCCTCGTGATTAACGCTACACCCTTCAGGAACCCAAACACCACGCCGCATCATCCACGGTCGTTGGTGGTCTGAGATCTTTGCTTCACAATGCTCGCAGGAATAGTGAGCGGTTTTCGAGGCGTATGAACTCGTCGTCTTGCCTATCTCTGGTTGGCCCCATTTAATACCGCCCGGCTTATCCTGTTCGCCGAGCCTGAGTGTTTGGTATTTGTGGCATTCAGGGCAGGGAACGAAATACAGACAGCCCCAGCCCTGCAAGAATCGGGATTCGATTGGACTTCTGCCGGTCACTGTCGGCGTCCCTTCGTAAATCACCTTTCTGACGCTCTGGTAATCTTTGAAACGGTCGTCGAATAGCTTGTGTGGGTGTGCCTCCTTCGACGTTGTTTGGTACTCCCATTTATCATATTCACCCGCATGACCTACTTTTAGATTCTTGTCGGCCAGCGTTGACGTTGAACGACTCCACGCTGAGTGAATTCGACACTCTTTGAACTGCATTAAGCCTTTATTCCAGAGCCGTTCTGGTAATGCCATCTTATCTGAAAGTCGGTCCCGCTTCTCGATAGCAGCGTACATTCGCCCCATAACTTCCTTGGCGAGTTGTTCCACACTGGAAGCTGTCATCATCGGGCAAGGGTCGCAATCGGCTGTCTTCAATAATGATGTCTGAGAGAAAAACGTCTTACCCAGTCGAGTCGCCCACTGAAGAGAAATCGTGCGTACAGCATTATCATCGAAGGCGTCCATTGGGCCACCCGGCGCACCGATATGAGGGAACGCCCAATGGTCGTAAGCGCGACCTTGATCGTTCACCATATTCTCGACAGCCCATTCCAAGGTTCGCATTTTCTTCGACGGGCGAAAACTGCGATAGCCTTCAAGTAG